ATGTAATGGTAGTCAAGCATGATTACAAAACTCGGATGAGTGAAAAGTATCTCGGTTCACGAAACGAAGATTACCCACGAAAGAATTGGTCCAGAGTTATACTTTGGAACTGTGGTAGCTTCCCTAACCGCAAACTAATGCCAGCCTTTGTACAAAAGTCTACTGGAGCTGAACTACATCGCTTCACCTGGATAGACGACGAACGAATTGGCGAATTACCACGTGAATGGAATTGGTTGCCTGATGAATACGGGCCAAACCCCGACGCCAAGCTCTTGCACTATACCTTGGGCACTCCCTGCTTTCACGAATTTGCTAACACACCACAAGGTGATGAGTGGCACCGAGAACGCATATTCACTGAATATTGTTTACAGCGAGATTTATGAAAGACGCAATAACATCGCTACCGCCAGAGGTAGAAGACTTGTTCTATGACATTTTAAAATACAGAGTAGATCCAACAGGAGAATGCTACGACTGCGGCATTGATTCTATCGTTGAGAAACTAAAATCTATCTCTGCAAACAATGTTGTGGCCATAGATAGCGATTACAGATATGAAAGAAAAGGATTCATGTACGATCCATTGTTACAGAGCTTTATACAAGGTGCTGGTGGTAGAATTTCTCATTGGGACAAAGAACAAGACAACATGACTCCCATTGTGTTGCGTGGTATAACCAAACGCAAAGAAATGGCAGCATGCAAAGCATCTGGCAGAGATTTCTTTTATATGGATACAGGTTACTTTGGCAACGGCAAGAAAAAAATATATCATCGAATTACAAAAAATGATGTGCAATATTTTGGACCTGTGATTGACCGCCCTAGTGATCGGTTAGAGATTACTGGAGTAAAGCCACGCAAAGTACGTGTGGACGGTAGAAAAATATTGCTAGCACCTCCAAGTCAAAAGTTGTTGAACTTATACAGTATTGATCTAGAAACTTGGATGGCTCAAACGGTTGAAGAGATTAAACGTCACACTGATAGAGAAATAGTAATTAGACTCAAACAGAGTCGTAGCACTCGAGTAAACGATGACACTATAGAAATGGCACTAAGCGATGACATATATTGCTTGATAACATATAGTAGTATTGCTGCCGGCGAAGCATTGTTGTTTGGCAAGCCAGCTATTACATTAGGACCTAATGCAGCCGCATCCTTGTGTAGCCAAAGTATCAGTGAAATTGAAGGACTAAAAGTTCCTAGTATTGAGGAAGTAGAAGCATGGGCAAGACATATTGCATACTGCCAATTTACAGAAGCAGAAATGCGTAATGGAACAGCGTGGCGTATTTTAAATGCTTGACTGTGTTGTCTATGTTAGCAGTGTAGCTAACCCGCAAAAACATCCACGCAAGATTGCTTGCTTGGAAAATTTTGCCACAGGAGTACAAGCTACAGGACACAGAGTTCACGTTGAGTGGACATACAAATACACGCCTAGCAAGTTAGCAGTGATGCTAGGATGGGCGACTACAAATACAGGCGGCCCAAACATAGCATTGCGTAAAGAAATTATTAGAGAACAACAACGATTGGGTTATCAAACCATGTGTATTGATGCAAGTTGCTGGAAGTATCTTGATGACACAGGAACATACTTGCGTTACAGCTTAGGTGGTCCGTTCTACGATCGTGCAGAATATGCTAATCGCAACAGCAACAGTGCAAAATGGCAGGAAATAAGCAATCGCCTGAACATAAGCCTAAAGCCTCCACGCACAGGACCTAACATTCTAATCTGTATGCAACGAGATGGTGGATTTGCAATGAAGACACTGGACCCTATTCAATGGGCAAGAGATAAAATTGTAGAGATTAGAAAATATACACAGCGTCCAATTGTTGTCCGGCCGCACCCTGGTGCATATCATATGCCAGACTTTGAACAGTTTAAATCTCTGCAACATGTTTCGGTGATAGATCCGAAGCAATCAACGCTAGTGGACAACTTGCGTACAGCCCATAGCGTTATTGTATTTAATAGTTCGGCCGCAGTTGCAGCGGTTTGCGAAGGTGTGTCAGTGTTTGCTGATGATTCGAGTTGTGTTGCTTGGGATGTAGCAAACAAAGATATTGCTGACATAGAACAGCCCAAACAATTCAGCAGGGACAGATGGATTTGGGATTTGTCTGCGGCACACTGGAATGACGATGATGGTCGCAGTGGCCGTATCTGGAAAAAATTCCTACCGTACCTTAGTAAATAGTTTTGATGTAAGAACTTACCATCCCATGATCCAGTCATCTTTGACTTGATCCAGTCTGACCATTCCCCAAGACTTCAACAACTCAACTGCGGCATGTTGTCCATACTGATCTGCGTAAGCATCGTGGGGCTTTTGTTCCAGCACAATAATAGGGTGATAGTTCTTGATAGTTTGCTCGCCACCTTGTATAACACGGTACTCGTAGCCTTCGCAATCAATCTTAATGTAATCAACGTTGTCTAGATTCATGTTATCAAGTCTCACAACCATAGTATCACCTTGACCAATTTTGGCAGGATCGATATGAGTATGCCCAGTATTGCCTTCGGTGATCTTCATAGTAACCATAGTGTCTTGATCACCTAACGCCATTGGGCTTATAAAAAAATTACTGCCGGTAACATTCTTTTGTAAACATTCCCTAAACATAGGCACAGGTTCAAAAGCAACAACACGCTCAAAGTTCTTGACCAGGTCCCGAGACCACAAGCCAACGTTGGCACCAATATCTAATGCTGTGCGTCTTTGTTTTATGTAGTTAAGACTTCTAAGTCTTGCAGGTTGCTGGTATTCTGCAGGCCCTCCCTTAGCAATATTCTTTGAAATCATTTTTGGGAAATGATCCTCGCAATCTGGAAACCACCAACCGTGTGATTCAAACATATTATTTCCTTAACGTTCTAAATTTTGCCAGTATGCTTCGGTGCGTGGTACTTTAAAATCTCTGCCCCAACTCTTACCAGTTTTCTTTCTATTGCCTTTGAGGTGATCAAGATACGTCCCCCATTCGCAATTGACTAACGGATGCCCTTCACCTGTTAGTATATGTCCTGTCCAATCTAGCTCACGTAGATTGAATTGTTTTCTTACAGCATCAAACACGTAGCTATCATGCCATTCGTATAATGTAAATATTCCCTTCTCGGGGTTGTCGTAGTAGTCTTGAAACTTAGCTAGAAACTTTTGTACCTCAGGTGCTGCTAGGTTCATAGCATACAGTCCACATTCAGTAAACTTTTGTCTGCGTCCTAAAAAGCACAAGTCTTTGTTAGCTGGAATCAATTGTGTAATCTTATCAATAGATATGGGCTCGTGGCATACCATATCTGCATCCATCCATATTAGATAATCAGTATCGCAAAGTTTTGCAGCAGCACAGATGGCGTAGACTTTGTGACAGAATCTAATAGCATCCCATTTGAATGCTTTTTTTGCGTCTCTGCGATCCGGGTCAGGGCCTTCGCCATTTGCTCTAGGATCATCCTTGTATTTGGTTTTGAATGCTACTATTTCAGGTATTGCAGTTGCAAGGTCATAAACTTTTAAGTTTGGGGCTTCTTGTGTAACGCTGCAATCTTCTGTAAATACAGCAAGGTCAACCTCCGCTGGCCATGCACTTAAAAATGTATCAATCATCCTTGACCCGTATTGATTATACCCACTCTGGTTAAATGTGGTACATACTGTGTATTTCATAATCAATACTTATGATCAAAAACTTAGCCTATTTTCCTTTGCAATGTGCTTTGAATAGCGTACCTGTTATGGGTGCAATTATTGATTCGGCAAGGGCAGCAGGAATACAAACACAAGAAAATTCTTACAATTCGGACGCTGCAATTATTTGGTCTGTGTTGTGGAATGGCCGCATGGCCCGTAATAAGGATATCTTTGAAGATTATCGCCGCATGGGCAAGCCAGTAGTGATTGTTGAAGTTGGTGCTCTTAAGCGTGGGATTACATGGAAGATATCTGTTAACCATGTTAATGCAACTGGGTTCTACGGACACACAGAAAATTTAGACTCGGATCGCCCACGCAAACTAGGAATTGAGTTAGGTACAATTACTAAACCTAATTCCGGAATATTGATCGCAGCACAGCACAGCAGAAGTCTACAAATTGCTGAATTGCCTAGTCAAGAAATCTGGATTAACAAAATGGTTACATCTGTTAGAGAATCAACAGATCGTCCTGTGTACATCAGGCAACATCCACGCAGCCAATTAAATAGATCTTTATTGTTAAAAGATATCAAAATAGAGCAGCCACAGTTGATTCCGGGCACATACGATAGCTTTGATATAAATTACAACTATCATGCGGTGATAAATTATAACTCAGGTCCGGGGATACAAGGGGCACTAGCAGGCACAAGGGTTGTAGTAGACAAATCAAGTTTGGCCTGGCCAGTTGGCACACCGATAGAAAATATTGCAGGACCTTACTATATTGACAGACATCAATGGTTAACTGAGATTTGCCACACTGAATACACAGTAGAAGAGATACAACAAGGATTATGGCTAAAAAGATTAGAGAAGGCGTTATAGATTGTGCATGTGTGATACATAGCACCGGTTACGACTGGACCTATGTTGACCGTTTGTACAACATGTTAAAACGTGCATTGTTAACAGACATAAGATTGCATGTTTACACAGAAGCAGATAGAGCAGTACCTGGCCCTTATATCAAACATGAACTAGAAGAGTGGACAGGTGTAAGCGGACCCAGACGTTCTTGGTGGTATAAGATGCAGTTGTTTAACCCAGAACACTTTGCAGGCGACTTGTTGTATTTTGATCTAGATACCATTATACTTAGACCTATCACTTGGATTACTCAGTTGCCTACAGAAAAGTTTTGGACAATCAAAGACTTTAAGTATTTGCAAAGCGATTTGATATCAGAAATCAACAGTAGTGTAATGTGGTGGAACACAGAAAAGTTTGCATACGTTTGGGAAAAGTTCAAGCAACAGGAAATAAAAACAATTGTTCGCACATACAAAGGCGACCAGGATTTCCTGCACGCCACTATCGATTACAACAATCGAAGATATTTTGATATCACTCAATTGGAAAGTTATCGCTGGCAGGTGCTAGATGGCGGCTACGATTTTGAACATCGACAATACAAGCATCCTGGCAAAGGCCCGTTTATTTCGGGCGGTACCAGCATAGTTGTATTTCACGGCCACCCGAAGCCGCATGAAATCAAGCATCCTGAAATTGTAAAACTTTGGGTTTAATTTTGCCAGGTTGACGATTATTGGCAAATTTGCTATAATTTGTCTTATGTTATATTTTGCTTATGGAATGAATACCAACTCACAGGGCATGGCCTATCGTTGCCCTGCGGCAGTGAGCCACGGTCGTGCAATACTGCTAGACCATGTGTTCCGTTTTGCTGGTCCTGCTGACGTAGTTAAGTGTTCGGACAGTTATGTTCATGGGGTACTTTGGACTATCACACCCAAGTGCCTGGACGCTCTTGACATGCTAGAAGGCTTTCCGCACTACTACAATCGCCGTACTAAAAAAGTAGTACATCAGGGCCGTGTGCTTGAAGCACTCACTTACTTTATGCAACCAGGGCATTTAGACTCGCCTCCCTCTGATGGCTACTTTAGAACAGTGGAAGAAGGCTACAAAGAGCATGGCGTGCCTACAGAACAGCTCTACAATTCTGTATACTTTAGTACTACTGTAAATCCCTACTAAATGTAGGGGTTTTCGGGTTGACCGAATATTCCCAATTTGCTATAATAGTCACATACAAAGCAAAAAGGAAATTGATGAAATACACGCTTATCACACGTAATGGTAAAGTATTAACTTTTTTCATCAAAACAGTAGCAGAGCAGTTTCAGCAAGCATACGGCGGCGTTGTTTTTACGCAACAAGTGCTAGAAGTTGCTGAAACGGTTGACCAATAATTGCCAATTTGCTATAATATACACATAAAGACACAAACGGAGCCCAAATGAACTTTGAACAAGCCCTGAACGTAGTTGAGCAATACCAACAAGATTGGGCCCTCCCGGGACTGTTGGAAACTCTGCAACAAATGCAAGAATCCGTTGAAGACCTTACTGATCAAGAACGCCGTGCGTTTCGTGTAGTGTTTACTAACATGGCAAGATTGTTTACCCCAGCATAAACGGTTGACCAATAAATCCAAATAAGCTATAATATACTTTTAACGCACAAACAGGAGCCAACTATGAGTGCCATTCGTATTGTAAACGGTAGCTACCGTAACAAGTCCATCCAAAATCAAGAGTTCGTTCTTGTTAGCGGATTCCAAACTGGTGCCCGCGGTAACTATGTTACCGTCAAAAACAATGGTGCCTTCCCTAACTGCCCTGATACGATTCGTATCTCAGTAGACAACATCGCAGATGTAGAGTATACTAACGGCATGACACACGACAACACCGTTCCTTTTGAAAAGACTGCCAGTGCCGCAG